CACAGACGGCAAATAGTATTAAGATAGGTGTAGGTATATCAAGCCAAGAGTTAAGTTTTGTAAAATCAACTTTAGGTGAGTTATTATACGAAGATGTTATTGATAAAGATGATGCTGTTGTTAGCAGAAGGAGAGCTTTAAATTTAAATGTTGCAACTTTTGATGAGATTACACCAAGTGCAAACGAAAGTTACAGTCCAATTACTCCGAGTGGCTCTGAAACTTTTGATGAAATATCACCAAGTGGCTCTGAAAGTTATACAGAAATTACGTCACCAACAACAGAAATATACGAAGAAATAAACGCATGAGGTAAAAATGGCAAGTTCATATACAGATAATAGTGGAATAGAACTCATAGGAGTTGGCGAACAATCGGGAACTTGGGGTACAACAACTAATAACAATTTAGAGATTATTGACAAAGTTCTTAATGGTGTAACAGATGTAGCCGTAGCAGGTAACATGAATATAGGTGTCACTGACGGTGATAAAACATCAAATGGACATACAAGAGTTTTAGTATTAACAGGTAGTTTAGGTTCTGGAGCCGATGCAACTATAACACCTGCAACAAGAGAAGCTTTTTATATTGTTCACAACAAAACTGGACAAACTATTACTTTTAAACAAGGTACTGGTGGCACTGTTGGTAATAGTCGTGCAGTAGAAGTGCCTAATCTAGCAAAAGCTTTTATTTATGCAGACGGAAAAGATAGTGGTGCAGCCGTAGTTGATTTGTTATCAAATGTAGTTTTTGGAGGTGGTCTTGTAACTGCAACAACAGCAGAATTAAATTTAATGGACGGTAGTGCAACAACAGCAGGAACAGATGCAGTTGCAGCAGGTGATGGTATCGTAACAAATGATGGTGGTACAATGAAGCAAACTACTGCTGCTACATTTTCTACATACTTTAATCAAAATTTAGTTGAAGTAAAATCACTTGCTACAATTTCTGGTGCATTAAATGTTATAGCAGGTGGAGCAACTTCTGTTTATCAACAAGTCGTAGTTTCTAGTGGCACTCAAACAATAAATGTACAGACCGATAATTTGGTAGCTGGACAATATGTTATTATTGATAAAAAAACTTCAGCAAATAAAATGACAATAAATTGGAATGCTGGTGATGGTAGTACAGCTTTAACTGGAGGAAACGTATCAACAGGATTAACTTTAGGTGACAGCGTAGATTTTGCTGTTGGAGTGTATAATGGGACTAGCTTTTCGTTTTCAGAAACAGTTAAATTTTAGGTTTTAAATGGCTATACCTTTAGTATCAAATGTCGGTTTTACAGAAGTAACTCAATCTTTAGTTGATAGTAATTCTGGTGTTTTAAACGACATAGCTGGAAGTAGAATTAATCTTCCTATACAATACTTTAAATTAGGTGAAAATATTAGTGGTAATTTAACTTTAAATAATGTTGCTACTAATAAAAAAATTATATTAGATACAGATGGTAAAACTTTACTTAATCCCTCTGGTTCTCCTTTAACACAAAATTCAAGCACTGCGATGGAGCTAAAAGGATCTGGTAATATACAATCTACTTTAAAAACATCAACTGGTACTCAAGCTTCAACAAGTTATTCTGGCACAACAACTTTTGGTGACTCTAATTCTTCAACAGTAGTTGTAGGAGATGATGGTTTTGACATTACATTTAATGAAAATTATACTTTAGCAAATGAACCTTATAGAGATAAACATGGAATTAGAACACCTGACAACATACCTTCTGGAGAAAGTTGGACAGGACTTACAGGCACTAACGGTGCAAATATTAGTGGGTTAACTGCTAACGGTTTTAGTTTTAACAATGCAGGAAATCTTATGATTGGAATAGCAGGTTCAGTAGGAAGTTTTCAATTTTATAGAATGACTGATGCTAGAAGAAGTAGACATGACATGGCTTATAAGGTTTATGTTTGGTGTAGTACTGGAATGTTTAAAAAAGACGTTGATGGTGCTAGTGGACAAGTGGTTAATACAAATTTGACTAAGCCTGATTTTATTGTAGGTCCTCATACTAATCCTTATAGTGGACAATATTATTCACCTCAAGGCAGTAGAGATAGTGGTAATGACCATGATGCTTATAGTAATTTTCAAGCAAGTGGAAGATTAGAATCTGTAACTGTTAATGCTAGAACTTTAACTTTTACAAATAATTTAGCTATTAGTTGCGTTTTAAGTGGTGCTGATCCTTTTGATGGTGTGACTGTGAACGCAGGTGCTACAACACAAAAAATACTTTATGGTGCTGATGGCTCATTTGATGTTACGATGACAATTAGTGGTAATGATGGAAACAATCTGCCTTATGCTTTAGCAGACGTTAATAATGGTACAGGTAGTCTTGACACATCTACACAAAGTTATACAGGAACTTTTTCAGCAAAGGCGTTTAGTTGATGGCATATACAAGTTTAAAATTTAGACCAGGGATTATATCAGATGTAACAGCTTACAGTAATGAGGGTGGTTATATTGATGGGGATAAAATAAGATTTCGTAATGGTTTTCCAGAAAAGTTTGGTGGTTGGGTGAAACAAAATAGTAACACCTATCTTGGATCTGCTAGAAGATTACATAATTGGGTTGCTTTAGATGGTTCTGATTTGTTAGGAATAGGAACTCATCTTAAATATTATATTGAAGAAGGTGGACAGTTCAATGATATCACTCCAGAAAAAGATCCTACTGCGGCTGGTGACATAACTTTCGCTGCCACTAATGGCTCAACAACTATTACTGTTACAGATGCGGCACATGGAGCAAATGTAAATGATTTTGTTACATTTTCTGGTGTAGATTCTAATGGTCTTGGATCAGGTGGTAATATTACACAAACAATTTTACAAGCAGAGTTTCAAATTGTATCTATCATAAGTTCTAATTCTTATACAATTACATCAAGTGTAGCAGCTAACTCATCTGACACGGGTAACGGTGGATCGAGTGTAGTGGGTACTTATCAAATAAACACAGGTCTTGATGCCACGGTTGGTGGTACAGGGTGGGGTGCTGGTCAATGGAGTGGCACGACTGACGGAGCATTAGCCACTCAACTTAACGAAGCTTTAGATGCAAGTGAAACTGATGTTGATGTTGATGAGGAAACAGGAATAACTGACACAGGAGATGTTATTTTAATAGATAACGAATTAATGTTAGTTTCTGCAACTACTGATGATGATACTTTAACAGTTACAAGAGCGTATGCTGGAACGGGAGCTGCTTCTAATGTAAATACTGCAAATCATGGTAGTAGTAACGCGGCAACAGACGCAGCTACACACGCAGACAATACGCTTGTAAGATTAGTAAAAGGAAATACAGATTCTGCAAATGATTTTGTAGGTTGGGGTCTGGCAGCATCAATCTCGGCTCCTGGAGCAGAGATAAGAACTTGGTCACATGACAATTTTGGCGAAGATTTAATTATAAATCCAAGAGACGGTGCTATATATTATTGGGATAAATCAACTGGGTTTAGTGTTCGTGCAAAAGAATTAAGTACTACTTCTCTATATTCTGGTAAATCGAGTATACCTACGATAGCTAAACAAGTTTTGGTTTCTGACCAAGATCGTCATGTTATTGCTTTTGGTTGTGATGGGTTTGGTACGTTATCTACATCGCCACAAGGCAACGGTGTACAAGATCCATTGCTTATACGTTTTAGTTCACAAGAAAATCCAGTAGATTGGTTTCCGACTGCAACAAACACAGCTGGTGATTTAAGGCTTGGTGGTGGATCTACTTTTGTTCAGGCAGTAGAAACAAAACAACAAATATTAATTTTTACAAACAAAACATTACACTCTATGAAATTTATCGGACCGCCATTTACTTTTGGCCTGCAAGAATTATCAAAAAACATTACGATTATGAGCCCAGCTTCTGCGGTGGCCGTTGAAGATGTTGTGTTTTGGATGGGCGTCGATACATTTTATGTTTATGGTGGAGGCACACAACAACTACCATGCACCGTAAAAGATAAAGTTTTTTTAGATTTTAACTTTGATGAAAGAGATAAAGTCCATGTAGGTGTAAATTCAGAGTTTAGTGAAGTTATTTGGTTTTATCCAAAAGAAGGTAGTTCAACTGTTAATGCCTATGTTGTTTATAACTATGCAGAAAAAGTTTGGTATTATGGAACATTAAATAGAGATGCTTGGATTGATCGTGGTATTAGGACATTTCCAATTGCTACTGGTAATTCTCTTCTATATAACCACGAATTAACAAATGACGATGATGGATCAGCTATGACTTCGTTTATTGAGTCGGGACCAATTGATATAAGTGACGGAGATAAATTTATATCTATAAAACAAATGTTACCAGATGTTACATTTAACGGATCAACTGGTTCAACACCAAGTGTTTCATTTACTTTAAAAGCAAAAAATTCTTCTGGGGGTAATTTTCTTCAAACAGAATCAAAAGATACAACAAGAAGCACAACCACTCCAATAGAACAATTCACAGATAAAATAGATTATCGTGTACGAGGACGATCTTTTGCTATAAAAGTAGAATCAACGGGCACGGGTGTTAAGTATAAACTTGGAACACCTCGTGTTGATATGCGACCAGACGGGAGAAGATAATGTTAGTTAGTGGTATACCACAATATTTACAAAATTTAAAAAACGAAAAAGTTGATCTAACAACAGCAAACAATGGATTACAAAGTGTTTATACCGTACCGGCAGATGCAGACTTCAATGCGTCAGTTATTAGTTCTATACTTGTTTCTAACGACAGTGGAAGTGCTTCAACGATTGATGTTTTTATAGATACTTTGCCTATATTTAAAGCTAAAGCGGTCGCAGCAAACACAACAATAGAATTATTGACAAAAGATCTTGTACTAAACGAAGGTGAAATACTTAAAGTTGAAGCAGCAAATAATGACAGGTTGGCCGTTGTTGCAAGTATACAAGAATTTGCAAAGACAAGAATAACAACAAGTGCTATAAGTGGAATATAGACTTAACAAAAAAAATGAGGTAGTATTTGTCTATGGATCTGGCAATTAAGGAAGAAAAAATACCATCTGGCGGTATAGCTGACTTTATTTACACGGATGAGGAGCTACAGACCTTAGAAAACCAAGAGGTTGAACAAGAGTTTGGTAAGGGCGGTATTGCACAATTTAAAGAGGTTGGTAAAAAAATAGCGACCTATGGTCGTTATGGTGATGATACAGTTGCTCATGTTGAAACAGGCGAGCTTATCGTGCCACGGGCCTTGATAGAAAATAATCCAGAACTCAAAGAAAGTATTTTTTCTCATTTAAAAGAGCTGGGAGTTGAAGATCCAGAGAGATATGTCGTAGGAGCAAAGAAAAACAGTATCAATCCTGATACAGGTTTACCTGAGTTCTTTCTTAAAAAATTATTTAAAAGTGTGTCAAAAGGTATAAGCTCTATAGGTAAAGGCGTATCAAGGGCACTAGGTGGTGTTGGTAAAGCTCTTAAAAAAATTGCTCCAATAGTTTTGCCTATGGTATTAGCAGCCACGCCTCTCGGGCCAATCTATGGTGCAGCTTTAGGTTCAGGTATATCAACTCTTATGCAAGGTGGTGATTTAGGTGATGCGGTTAAAAGTGCAGCCTTGGCTGGTGGAGTGGGTGCTATCTACAGTGGTGCAAGCGGAGCTATTGCTGGAAAAGGCTTTGGTACAGGTGTTTCAGAAGCTTTAGCTAGTCCCGGTGCAAGGTTTGAACAATTATCTTTGACCGACCCTTTTAAATCTTTTACCCCCACAGAAACTTCAACTAATCTTTTAAATAAAACAGGTGACGTATCTTTTAAGGATACAGGAGAAGTTTTTACTTCAGCGGATGATGTCGCTTTAGATAAACTTAAATCTGTAAATTTGCAAAAAACTCCTACTTTTTATGACAAGACAAAAGAGTTTATGTTTGGAGGTCCTGACGTAACACCCGCCGATATTTTAAAAGCAGAAAACCCTAATATTGATTTATCTAAAGTTAATAAGAATAGTGCTTTATATTTAGATGCAGTAAAAAAAGCAAAAGACGCTTCTCCAGGAATTATAAGAAAATATGGTCCCACAGCTGGTCTGGCTGGTCTTGGCCTGTATGCTGCTGGTGCGTTTGATGCACCTGAGCAAGAAAAACTAAATATACCTATTAGTGGTATGGAGTTATTTAAACAGAACCCTGACTTATATAGGGTTGCAAACATGATACCAAGACGAGCAACACGCAGAGATAAGACAGAAAAAGAAAGAGATTTTATCTACGAGCCTTACAAATTTAAAGACCCTAGCATATTTTATGCAAGAGAAGGCGGACTAGCTGCCCTTGGATCAACTATAAACCAAAAGTTACAAGAACCTGCTGGTATGAAAGCACAAGAGATACCAAACTTTTTAAAAGAAGTAGAGACAATGACAGAAACTAAATTTGGTATAGATATACCAGCTTTTGGTGAAAGGCCTTCTGGGTTAGGTATGCCTCCCGGAAATGTAGGCATTCCAACACCAAGCTTAGGGGGTACTCAACTAGGATCTTCCGGTCCTGCTACTACAATACTGGAAGGATTGCCTAAATCAGATTTTCCTGATATTTTTCAGGCGTATTTGCCTATAGATCAAGGTGAAGGACTAGATCAGTTTGGCAAAGCGATGCCAACAAACGAACAAACAGGTTCAGCAATGACTGACGTAGAGCGTTTAAATATGCTTAAATCAGCTTTTGGACAGGGTGTAACTCAAAGTGGAACAGGTGCTTTTGGTGGTGGAGGTGCCAGACAATCTGGTTTACAAAACTTTATGACAGGGATTGGGGCTTTAGGTTTAGCTGATGGCGGTGATGTATTTCCAAGAAGAAATGGCGGTATAGGACCAAATGAAGGTACACCGGGCAAAGATAGCGTAAGAGCAATGCTTATGCCGGGTGAGTTTGTAATGACAACAGATGCTGTGAGAGGTTTAGGTAATGGAAATCTTAACACTGGCATAAAAAATATGTATAGTGTAATGAGTAACTTAGAGAAAAAAGGAAAGGCGATGGCATAATGGCTACAGAAGAAGTAATTCAAACCGTTAGGGAAAGTCCTGAAATAGAAGCCTACCGAATAGGTTTACTTGATTCAGCAAAAGATCTTGCTGATCAAGAAATAGATCTGCCCACACAAGAAATAGCAGATATGACTGATTTGCAGCTCGCTGCTTTAGCTCAATCCGAAGAAGGTTTAGGAGCTTTTCTGCCCTATATTGATCAAGCAGGAGCTACACTAGCCGATGCAAGCAAAACAATGGGCGGGGTTGAAGAAGCACTTAGAGCTGGAGCTGGTCCTGTAACAGATGAAATGTTGCAAAGGTATATGAACCCTTATCAACAGGCCATTCAAGATGAGATTAATCGTTCTTATGATATGCAGCTAAATCAAGCTAACGCAGGTGCTATAGGGTCAGGTGCCTTCGGTGGATCAAGGGGACAAATCGTGGGCTCCGAAGTAGGACGAAATAGAGCCTCTGCTTTAGCTCGATCTCAAGCTGAAAACTTTTTGCAGGCTCAAGCTGCTGCTGAGAGAGAACTTGGCAGACAGACAACTTTGGGTCAAGGAATTGCAGGTCTAGCAGATGCTCAAGGACAACTTGGTTTAAGACAAGCCGCTTTAGGAGAAGCAGGTCAAAATTTATTACAAAGAGATGTTGAAGGTGCCTTCAAGATGGGTGGCCTTGAACAAGGTTACGATCAAGCAAAATTAGATGCTCAGTATAAAAGTGATTTAGCACAACTATATGAGCCGTATCAAAGATTAGGGTTCTTGTCTGACATATATAGCAAGACTCCGACCTCCCAGTCTACTATTACTCAGTCAAGTACACCTAATGTATCACCATTTCAACAATATTTAGGTCTTGGTATCGCTGGATTATCAGCGGCAGCAGGAGCAAACAAAGCGGGGTTATTCGGATGATGAATAGAGCATTACTACAGAGACAAATGTTCCGTGATGGCGGAGCAGCTGGTATGAAAACAATTCCAGCAGACAACACTGGTTTGAAGTCGTTAGCTCAAAAACGACCAGATGTTGTGAGAAAAATGGGTTTCAAACCTATGCAAGAAGGTGGCATGGCTGGAATGCCTGCTCAACCTCAAGGACAAATTGATCCTAATATGTTAGCTGCTACTTTAGGAGATGTTGCACAGGATACAGGGGACTTGGAACAAGCACCAGACTTTCAATCTATGATGAACCAGTTTTCTGGTGAGAATAAATCAGAAGAAGAAAGAAGAGATGATTTAGCAAGTATAGTTGGACCAGAGGACGCGGCTCAAACACCAGATAGTGTTTTGGCTCTTGTCACTCCAGTAGTTCAGATAAGCATGGCAGAAGAAGGCATTGCACCGATGGCTCGCGAGGCAATGGATACACCAGTTCAAGGCGATATGGCTGGCGGAATAATGAGCATGACGGGGGCTGGAAACGAACCACCCGAAAATTTTAGGTATGGCGGTGAGGTTCGCCGCCGTGGAGACGAGGACCCAGTTTTAAAATTTAGCAAGGGCAAGGGAGTACCACCTGTTGGTGGCTTTTCAAGAATACCTACGACGGAGGACCGTTTGAATAACTTGTATTTACAAAACATGGCTTTAGCTCAAAATCAAAAAAAACTTCAAGCTTTGAGTGCCTTGCCAAAAGTAACGCCCGCTAGAGATTTAAAAACTATATTTGAAGAAAAGAAAGATTTATACGGTAGTCTACTTGGTGACTCAGAAGAACAAAAAAGACTAACGCAGGCTCAAATGTTATTTGACATAGCTAATACAGCTTTGACTTTTGCAGCTCCGATGCCTGGTGAAAAGCCGGGTATGTCTCCTGCTGAAAGATTGGCTATGGCAGCTACTACCACAAAGTTAGCTCCAACTATAGGGGCAAGAGCAGCACAATTATCCGCTGACAAACGTAAGTTAGACCTTGCCGCTTTACAAGCAGCTGAAACTACACAAGCGGCTGAGAAAAAAGCAGAGACTACTATGAAAAGTAAACTAGCTGATATTCAAGCAAAAACAACTGTCGTGGGCGATGTTGTTATAAAAAATGTTTCAGGTCAAGTGGTTTATAAAGGCCCAGGCAAAAATAAAGCTTATACTCCCGGATCATATGTATATAAAGAGGGAACTAATGAACTTCTATTTAAAGTTCCTGATAAAGACAGATTTACTGTTGTAAAAGGTCAAATAGTTAAAACATCAGAAAATGCTGACGGTAAACTTACAAGCACAGCAATTTTTGGTGATCGAACACAAGAAAAACCAAACTTACATAGAATAATAGACCCTGCCGGTACAGAAACAATTGTTGACGTTAATAGTGAAAGCGGTTTAAACGCTGTAACTAGTGCACCTTCAGGTTCTAAGGTGTTTGAGATTGGAAAAGAAAAAACACCAGACCCTACACCGATGTTAATAAAAAACTACAAGGACACTGGTAGCAACAAAGTTGTAATGAGCTATGATGGTGGTAAGTCATATACAGATGATGATGGACAGAAAGTTAATATAGCTCCGGGCTCAGGTTTTGCTATTAGTGCTGACAAGTCTTATGCTGTTTATATATCAGAAAAAAGAAGAGCTGACGCTAAAAAAGCTTTAAAGGACATGAAATCTAAAAATTATGAAGTGTTCAGTCAGGGTATACCAGCGGAGCTTAAAAAAGATTTTGATGAAGTACAGAAAATGGTTCTTAATGGAACGGGTTTTTACTCAAACGTAAGAGCCGGTTTGATGGTAATAGATGGATTTTTACCAGATACCGTGCAGTTAAAAGACTTCTTCGGTAGAGGCACAGATACAACACAGGCACGACAATATCTTAAAACTATAATAGCTTTAGGAAGATCAGCTCTTGTGAAAAACAACAAGTTTCCAGTTAGAGAGATGCAGTTTGTAGCAGAGTTATTCATAGACCCTGATACTTTGTTAAATGATCCTCAACAAGAACTTACAAAAATTAAAACATTAAGAGACACTTTAATAGCTCAAAAAGGTTTTAATCTATCTAAGTTAGCCTCAGGAGATACAGGAGGTAAAGAAAATGATTTAATAAGTAATAATAGTGAAATAGATAGACTTGTCTTCTTGTTAGGTGGATTTGATGTAACCTCAGGAGGTGGTTCACCAGATGTTAACAGAAGTCAAATTTTAAAAAATATAATTAAACCGGTGAACTAATGAGTTTAGAATTAAAACCTGTAATACTAGATCAACCTCAAATTAATGAGTTTTATGAAAATTATGGGGCAGGGGACAACGTAATAATTGACGGCGTAGATAAGTATATGCCAATCGAAGAGATTATTGCAAGAGATGTTGTATCAAAATCTGTTGTTCAGTCACCGGGATTATTTACATATGATACCTTAAAAGATGGCACAGCTTCTTTTTTTGATCAAGTACCTGCGTTCAAGGCTCAAACTCCCGGTCAAAGAAGATTTAAAACAAACGATGAAATTATTAATTTTTTAGCTAGAACATCACAGGGGGAGGAACTTGAATTTGGCACGATGCTTGAGGGGTTTAAAAGAGATATTTTGCCACAAGGTTTATCGCTAACAGGAGCTGTGACTGGTGCTAAATTAAGTTCACAAGCTGCAAAAAATGTCCCTAGTGTAATTGGCAAATTTGGAACAGTTGTTGGTGGAACTGTATTAGGAGCTTTTGGTGGTTGGGAAGGTGGCGAGTTACTAACGTCTCAACTATTTGGGGATGAAAAAACTATATTACCGGGCACTCGTAAAGCATACGCCGCTGGTAAAACAGCAGCTGGTGCCTTTGCATGGTTGCCAACACCTTTTTTAATATCAAAAAATGTAGATTTTGGCTCTGCTAAGTATTTAGATAATTTAGTAGAAACTTTAAAAAAAGGACCTTTAACTCCTGCGGATTACAAAAACAAAGATTTAGTAAAAAGTTTAGCTAAAGGCAAAGGACCTAATGTCATACGTTTAATTAACGGTATAGAAAAAATGCTGACCTCATCAAAGAAGTTTGCAGTAAAACGTCCTATTCCTACTTTAGCTATTGAAGGAATGGTAGGTGTATCACAAACAGGCTTTGGTGGTTATGCAGAACAGACACAACCGGGCGAAGCCTTGCCAAGAGTAGGGTATGAGCTTGGTGGATCTATTGTCCCAGGTGTAGCAGGAACTTTACTAATTGACCGTATTGGTGCAATAAAAGACGCTCTTGTTAATATGTTTGGTCGAGCTAAAGCTGCAAAGGATAAAGGACTTTACACCAGTGCAAAAGAGGGGATCTCGTTTTTAAAAGAAAAAAGAGAGATGGCTGGTGCAAAAAAGATTTTAGAGTTACTTGAAGAACAAGGCGAAATTGATCCGTCTTATTTTAAAGATCAAACAAAATTTAATGCTCTTATAGAAAAATTGAGTGAGGTTGGTGGTAAATTAGATCCTTCAGTACAGCTGACCGCAGGATTAAAAGCAGATAGTCCGGTGCTTATGGCCATTGAAGCTTCTTTAGCACAAACCAACAGAGGTTTAGGCAAGCAACAGAAATCAGCAATGTCGCAACAAGGTACAGCCCTCAGAAATGTTATTTTGGCGTTAATCAAGACAGGTGATAAAGGTGCCATTAAAGAAGCAATGAAATTATCAGAAGCTCTTTTTTCAGATGCCTTGACACACAGATTACACAATGCGACAAAGTTAGTGTTAGATTCTTTTGAAACAGTAAAGGGTAAAGACCCAGCTTCAAACGCAGAGCTTGGTGAAACTTTATTTAAAATGATACAAAACCAATTTGTCCTTGGCCGTGGTCAAGAAAAAGCTTTATGGAATAAAGTAAGATCCGTCAATTTAGAAAATTTTAAAAATGATGCTGGACAGGAAGTACCCTTGCCAAATTTTATACAAGTTTTCAAAGACGAATTTACTGGTCCCGATATTCCAAAAGCATATAGAGAGTTTTTTGCAAAAAATTTAAGACCTTTGTTTTCATTTGCAAACGCAAAATCAAGAGAACTTGGTTTTGGTGATATAATTGATCCTAAGTTATTAGATGAAACAGCAGCAGCTGGTCCAGATTTAAGTAAATTTGATCAAAACATAGATTCGTTTTTAGCAAGAGGATCATTAAAGGGACGCACAGATAATCTAGTTTTAAATATGGTAAATGAACAGTTGCGATATTTAAACTTACCTGAGATAGGTAAAGATGAAATAGATAAACTTAAAGACGTTAATACATTTTCTAGAGACGATCTTCTTAGAATACAAAGCCATTTTGTAGAAGGTAATAATAAACCACAAAAGTATGGAGAAGGTGAAATAGCTAAGAAGAACAGAGACGCTAGAATGTTTCAATATAATACAGCTAAATCCATTTTCAAAGATTTACTACGAAAACTTGATGCCACACCAAAAGGTGCTGTGGCAGATGAAGCGGAAGAAGCAACAGGCACTATAACATCTAAAGAACTTATTAAAATGAGAAGTTTGGCTCTGAGCCTTCAAAGAGGATTGTCAGGAAATAACGGTAATTCCAAAGCAGCAGGCTTTGCAGGGAAGTTTGCCAAGGCTATTTTAGATGATTTAGATTCTTATGAAGAGGGTTTAAATGTTGATTATGATGCAGCAAGAGCGTACTCCAAAGCATTTAACAAAGTTTATACAAATACTTTTGCAGGAGATGTTTTACAAAAAACATCAACAGGTGTTATAAAAAATAATCCTGAAACTTTAGCTGACAAACTTTTTTCTGGTAGTGCAGACGCGACAAATTTAAGAGTTAAGCAAATATTTAACCTCGGCAAGTTTGCAGATGAAAACAATTTAGAAGGTGCCGCAGATTTACCAAACTCAGTTACAGGTGTACTTACGAAGATATTAAGAAATGCTAAGGCAGCTGCTTTAGATCCTACGACAGGAACTTTAAATGAAAAGGCTTTAGCAAGATGGATGGAAACAAATAAAGATCTTTTAGACTCTCAAGCCTTTCAAGGACTAAGAGATGATTTAACTGACTTTAATACAGCCAGAGTTTTACTTTCAAATGTTAAAGATAAAAACAAAAACTTACAGAAAAAATTAGACAATCAACTCTTCTTTAAAAATGTTTCTGGGGGCAAATCAGCGGAAAGCCCCGTCATTACAGCTGGAGAAGCCATCGTAGGTAGAAACCCAACACGAGATATTAGAAATTTAGCTCGTATCGCTAATGCTTCATCAGATCCAAAAAAAGCTTTAGACGGGTTATATACATCAATCCTTGAGTATGCCATGACAAAAGCGGGAGGAACAAGTCAATCTTTTAGTCCTCGTGCCTTTTACGACACAGTCTTTTCTGAAATGCCTAAAGCTTTAAGGTCAACAAACCTAGCAGAATTAATGATAAAAAACGGCATAGCCACAGAAAAACAAATGAATGGTGTCAAAAGATTTGTTACAGAGTTAGTTAAGTTTGAAGCTATGGAAGCTGCTGGTAAGTTTGGTATTGGAGATTTAGCCGATGACGTTAATGGTGTCCTTGGTTTCTATTTAAAAATATCAGGTGCCTCAATTGGTCAAGCTATTGCTGCAAAAATGCCTTTACCTGGTTCAAGGGGCATGGGTACAGGTCTAATTGAATCACAGGCCGGTGTACGAATAATGGAAAACATATTCAGAGATGTTCCTCAGAGTATGAAAATTGACGTCATGGCAGAACTCATGGCCGACCCAGTGAGACTATCTCAAATGTTACAAAAAGCTAGAACAAAAGAAGAAGCAAAACAAATTGGGGATGCTTTAATTGGATGGATGTACTCAAGTGGTTTCAAGCCTTTAAAAAGAATTACACCAACTGTCATAAGAGAAGTTGACGAGGAAGTTACAGGACCAGAATTTCAAGAACAGAGTTCTGTCCAGCCCAATCAAGAGGGGTCTCCCACCACCCAGATTGGACAAGGACTAAGTAGCGGTGTGAACAACCGCCTCGCGGCTAAAGTGGGGACACCCCCACCAGCCGCGTCTATTGATAGAAACAAATTTGCATCGTTGTTTCCTGATGATATAACATCAGGATTAATTAACGCTCAACAGCCTACGCAATTTATGCAATATGGTGGTGTAGCTGGCGATCCTTCATATGACATGGGACTTGAAACAGCTCCTGTATCTGTTCAAGAAGCTATACAATCTGCTTTACAGGATACAGGGTCTAATAACGATAATACACCAAGAGAAGCAGCTAGGTTACCAAGCTCTTTAAAACCAAGACCTCAAGGAAGACGGTCCACGGGTATTACATCTATAAATCTTCCCGGCTATGCGGGAGAAATAGCAAGAAATCTTCAAAATTTTGTCACAAACTTTTCACCTTCTATCAGTATGCCAGAGGGCGGAGGAATTAAAATTGGTGGTATAATTCCTTTTCAAGACGGTGGGTTTGTCGATGACTACGGAGATCCCTCTGACTACGGTATGACCCAAGAGGATTTTGATTTTGCCACCAACGTAGGTCAACAGACAGGTGGTTTTGGAGATGACAATACAGCTCAATCTATAGCTAATTATATTGCACAGCCACAAGTCGGATTGAACAGATCTAATATTCGAGGCATGGCAAATTTTGATCCACAATATGCAGCTGCACTAAGTATATCAAGAGGATTAGACCCTACAAATAATCCCTCTTATGGAATAAGTGGTTTAGGTGTTAGTAATCAACCAATGATTGGTGGTTTGCCTGTACCGTCTAATTTACGTCCACAAATTGAGGGTGAAATAGATGGTAAAAAAGTGATGTTCAATTCTCGTGGCGAACAGGTATTACAACAATATTTACCCGGAATTGTGGAACAAGCAATGGACATGGGCATCATGGGTTTAGTAAGAAAAACTGGAGATTATTTAAGCAGTAATTTTAGCAGATTATTTGGTGATAACATAATTAGTCCCAAACAAAGAAAAAGATCGGATATTCAATGAAACTTACAGAAAATTTTAGTTTAGCTGAACTGACAAAGTCTCAGACAGCTGAACGCAAAGGCATACCAAACACGCCTACAAAACTACAAGAACAATCACTCAAGCTTATAGCTGAGAAAATACTACAGCCCGTACGCGATCACTACGACATACCGTTTACACCAAGTTCAGGTTTCCGTAGCCCTGAGCTGTGCATAGCAGTAGGGTCATCTGCAAAAAGTCAGCATTGCTGCAAAGTAAAAGGCGAAGCTGCGGTAGACTTTGAGGTTCCAGGTGTATCTAATATGGACTTAGCTGTGTGGGTCAGTGAAAACCTAGACTTCGATCAGCTGATCTTAGAATGCTACACAGGCGGTAACACAGGCTGGGTGCATTGCTCAATAGCTGAGACACCAAGAAAGCAACTACTTACCTACGACAAGGCCAACGGCTATAGACAAGGCCTCATAGGTTAAGCAAGCCAGTTTTTCGTATCTTCTTTTAATACTTGGTCTGCAAGATTAATTTTATTACGCAGTGCTTCGACGATCTTCTCATCTATAGTACCCGGTGATATAAGGTCTACATACGTCACAGACTTCTTCTGTCCTATTCTATGTGCTCTATCTTCGGACTGTAATCGGCTCTCTAAATCATAGCTGTTGCTATAATACACAACAGTGGACGCCTGATTAAGTGTAATACCATAACCACCCGTCTTAGGTTGACCTACAAAAAACCTCAGCGAACTATTAGGATCTTCAAACCTTTGCACAATCTCTTGCCTGTCATCCTGTTTGGTCTCGCCATAGTATGTAGCTACACTATCTTTACCATATACCTCAGACAGTCTTCTCCTAATCTCAGCTATACCGTAGACATAGTTACACCATATAATAACCTTACCGCTCGTCTCTTCTATGATGTTCATCAGCTCATCTAGTCTACGGTTGTCTAATATTTCTAAACGGCCCTCGTCACTCTCAAGATAGCCACAACATATCTGTTGTAATCTCATCAACTGGGTCAAAATACTGGCCGTCGTGGCAAGCTCGCCCTTAGACAGTCTAGCTAGTGCGAATCGCCGCATTTCCTCATAAACCTTAGCTTGTTGTGCTGTAAGCTCTACGTTTCTTCTTACATATATTTTATCAGGTAAGTCCAAACAATCCTTCTTTAGTGTACGAGCTGAAAAGCTGACGAGCTTGGCATTCAGCTCATCTAATCTTCTATATCCTACTATATCATTGAAACTACGACCACCAAATGTTTTACGCTGTATAATGGCATATCTGTTTTGAAATGTGAAATAAGAAGACTGGCCCAAAGCTTGCGGATCAAGGAACTGACATTGGGAATACAAATCCATCGGTGACTTAGTTACAGGAGAACCTGTCAATATACGTTTGTATTTAGCAAACTTACCTAGCTCCACTAGGTTCTTGGTACGCATAGCCTTTCTGTTCTTAACAGTCGTGCTTTCATCAATAACCATGATGTTGTCAGGGTTTTGCTTCAGAAAAAAGTACGCAGCCTTTTTACCACGCAAGGTGCTAAACGCCTCTACGTTTATAATAAAGAACTTTACGCCAGCCATGATCTCAAACACTACTTTTTTCATATCGTCTTGAAAAGCTTTAGACTTAGACGGTTGCCAACGGACCACGAATCGTTCAAATTCATCAGGTAAATGGTTTGGTATCTCCTGTTTAACCCAGTTATCATACACGCCTTTCGGTGCAACAATCATAGCTGCATCGATCTCGCCCTCTAATTTTAACTTACCAATTGTATCAATAATTACTTTAGATTTACCTAGTCCCATCTCCATGAACAGGGCGTAGTACTTACGTTTCCAACTCAGGTCTAATATTTCTTCCTGATGTTTAAATGGTTTTGTTTTAAATAAATATGGCATTTTCATGATTACTCCCTTGACAATATATTATATAACGCATATCTTCTTATATGCAAGTCAATAATAACGACTTTTAATCACGAACAACGGAGATTTGAACATGAGTGATTTATTAAGACAGATAGAAGCTGACGCTACTAGTGTAGATTCTATCAGTGATGTTAGCACAGATAAATTAAAAAGCGTAGCTGACATTGCACATAAGATAGCCTTAAAAGAAGACGAGGTTTCACAGCTTGAGGATAAACTCAAGACTGCGAAGAAAGAACTTCTTGCCTTAACTGATGAAGATATGCCTTTGTTGATGGAAGAGATCAACTTAGAAAGTTTTACTTTGTCAGATGGTTCTAAGGTCGAGATTGTACCTACCTATGGCGGGTCAATTAAAGTAGCTGATCGCCCACAAGCACATGATTGGCTGCGAGGCAATGGCTTTGGTGATTTAATTAAATCATCTGTAGCGGCTGAGTTCGGTATGGGTGAAGACAACATCGCCAAAGATTTCTATGAAGCTGCTTTGTCAAAAGGTTTTTCTGTCGATAAGAAAGAAACCGTACACAGCAGTACACTTAAATCTTGGATAAGAGAACAAACTGAAGCCGGTCAAGAGATACCGCCAGTATTTGGTGCGTGGACAGGCCGTAGAGCTAAAATTATGAAAGGAAAGTAAATGGCAGACTCAGTAGTTAAAAAAGAGCAACAGCAAGTTGCAACACTAGATTTCAGTATGGTTGAAGCCGACTCAGGTCTAGGTAATAAAGAAGTCGATCAAGAGACTTTAAGTATTCCGTTTTTGAAAACGAACTTATCAAAGCAGATACTTGAAGCTAATCGTGGAGCGGTCTCAGGCGATATGTATAATACAGTCACTGGAGAGATTTACGATAGAGACAAAGGCGTGTTGGTTTTACCTTGTGTATTTCAAAGACGTTTTATTCAATGGTCTCCTCTTGGTGATGAGCAAAGTGCACCAATAGCTATTTATTCAACGAAAGAAGAATGTCCAGCTACAGAAAGATCTAAGGAAGATAATAAAGAATATCTTACCGATGGATCAGGTCACTACATCGAGGACACTCATCAGCATTACTGTTTAATTATCAAGACTGATGATAAAGGTAAGCCGACTGGAGCTACAGATGCTGTTATGATCGCTATGAAAAGTACGTCTTTAAAAGCAAGTCGTAAATGGAATAGCATTATATCCACAAGACGTAAGCAGAAAGCTGACGGTTCTATGTTTATACCACCAAGATTTTTATATACTTATAAGCTTGGTACTTACATGGAAAGTGGACGTAAAGGTGACTATTTTGTTTGGGACATGAAGCTTGATGACGAGTTAGGTGATCTTAACCTTTACAATGAAGCTAAGGCATTTGCAATGTCTGTGGAGCAAAATAATGTTGACATTAAATATGAGCAAGAAGCACCGGCGTCAAATGAAGATGCTAAACCATCTCCATCAGTTAAAGCAGAGGCTGAAGTTGTCAAAGATGAGTTGCCATTTTAATGTGGGAGGCTTTTAGTTCAATATTTGACGGACTAGAAGAGGCGTTTGGCACTTATAAGATAGATAAGACCCAAACCAACGGTAAGAAGTCCGGTAGAGCGGCTCTCATTAGGGAGCCACGGACCAAGGATCATTGGGTGGGTCATCTGTCAGGTAAAGGGGACTCTCTAGGTATCATACCAATTAATGCACAATCACAGTGTAAGTGGGGTTGTATTGATATTGATACCTATCCTCTTGACCATAAAGTTCTTGTCGAGAAGATCAGAAAAGTAAAATTACCACTGGTTGTGTGTCGTTCCAAAAGTGGTGGGGCACATTGCTTTCTATTTAGCGAAGACTGGGTAGAAGCAAAAGATATGCAACAAACCTTACAACATATATCAGCTGCTCTTGGCTACGGTCAAAGCGAGATATTTCCAAAACAAATCAAATTACATTTAGATCGTGGCGATGTGGGTAATTTTTTAAACTTACCGTATTATGACGCAGAAAGTGGCCTTAGATACGCGATAAAGGATGACGGCACCTCTGCCACCTTAGAAGAGTTTATCGCCTTGTACGATCAATATAAGCTCAATAACGAGCAGATACTAGCATTACAAGTAGAAGATATAAAAGATACACCAATCAAAGATGGTCCACCATGTTTACAGACTTTATGTGAAAGTAAAATCAGTGAGGGTGGACGTAACAATGGATTGTTTAACCTTGCTGTTTACTTACGCAAAGCTTTTCCTGACAGCTGGGAGACAGAGATATTAACTTATAACATGACCTACCTTGATCCACCACTACCATTAAGTGAGGTCAACCTTGTTGCCAACCAAGCCAAGAAGAAAGACTATGCCTACAAATGCACAGATAGTCCAATTAACGCACATTGTAACAAAGAACTGTGCAGAACGCGTTTACATGGTGTAGGATCGGCCGTACAAGGGGCTACAGTCGCTAATTTAAGAAAATATAACTCAACACCGCCAGTTTGGTTTTTGGACGTCTCAGGCGAGCCTTTGGAGCTAGACACAGAAGCATTGCTATCACAGCCCACGTTTCAGAAAGCTTGCATGGAACAGCTTAACTTCATGCCACGCTCTGTACGGAAAGAAACTTGGGAGGCACGGATCAGTGCTTTGCTTAATGAGATGAAAGAGAATGATGCCGCTATTATAGAAGTAGCAGAAGATGCAAGTACAAGCGGACAGTTCTACGATTACTTAGAAGAGTTTTGCAGACATTTACAGCAAGCTCAGGAAAGAGAAGAGATATTGTTAAGACGGCCTTGGACCGATGAAGAGGCACACTTAACTTACTTTCGACTAAGAGACTTTGAAAACTTTCTCAAGAAGAATAAGTTTTTTGAGTACAAGTCGCACAAGATTGCCCAACGCTTACGGGATATTAACGGGTCCAGTACGGTTATGAAAATCAGTAACCGATCCGTACGCGTTTGGGCAATACCCGCATACCGTAACACGGATCACGAGTTTAATACACCAAATTTACAAACAGAAAAGGAGCCTTTTTAATGTCTGATGAAGATAAAATAGAATATGGGTCTATAGAATGGATGGAAAACGAAGAAGAAAAAGCTAGACAACTGTTTATTAAACAGAATGGTAGAGAGCCTACTTATTATGAGCTTCATGGGCATCCAAATTGGAAGGAACAATTAAAGAAACATTTAGAAAGGATAAATCATGAAAGATGATGAGAGAATGGTCAAAGCCGATGGACTAGAAGATGCTATCATAGGCACAGGTAGTCGCATCAATATGCCTGACGTATTAGTTTACAGCTATAATAAATGTCTAAAAATTTTTATGGAACGAGACGGCATGACCCGTGAAGAGGCCATAGAGTGGATGGAGTTCAATGTCGTGGGTGCTTGGGTAGGAGAAACCACACCAATCTTTGTCCATGAGATACCATCTGATCAAAAGGTTGATGAGTTTTTGGAAGACCTTGGCTTTGAACCACCTATCAATCCCAGTAATGACAACTAATGTTTCGCATATTCGGGCCCCCAGGAACGGGCAAGACAACAACGCTACTCAATATGGTCGATGATCATCTTAGCAAAGGTGTACATCCAAACCACATTGCCTTTCTTGCGTTTACAAAGAAAGCAGCCAATGAAGCTAAAGAAAGAGCAGCGGCTAGGTTTAAACTTGATCCTGAAAAAGATTTGTTTTTCTTCAGGACTTTACACAGCCTTGCACTAAATTTGTCAGAAATAAGGCCGGAGCAAGTTTTGTCACGAGAACATTTCCTAGAGCTGGGGCAGAAGATAGGTATATCGTTTGGGCGTATCAGCGGTATGGACGATGATGTAATTGATAAACAAAATACCGATCATCCCATATTAAACATCATCAATTTAGCACGGCTGCGAAAAGTCTCACTGCGAGAACAATACAATGAATCATATATAGAAGATGACTGGAACACAGTGAACTATGTCCACAAATGCTACATCGAATATAAGAAACAACGTAACCTTTATGACTTTACAGATATGCTTGAGATGTTTGTCAAAGACTATGACCGCATCTGCCCGACCTTTGAGATTACATTTCTTGATGAAGCACAGGACTTATCGCCTCTACAGTGGGACATAGCCCACGCCTTGGATAAGAAAAGCAAAGCCATGTATGCAGCTGGAGATGATGACCAAGCTATCTATAGGTGGGCCGGTGCTGACGTCGATCAGTTTATTAATTTAGAGGGCACTTCTGAAACACTAGACCAGTCATTCAGAGTACCAAGACAAATACACAAGATCGCTGAATCTATTGTCGATCGTATAAAGCATAGGTATCCGAAACGCTACCAGCCTAAAGAAGAAGAGGGGACAGTCAAACACATGGCACGGCTGGATGATATTGATCTCACAGAGGGACAATGGCTGATCCTAGCTCAGGCGGGGTACATCTTAAACCCAGTCGCAGAAACGCTCAAGTCTATGGGTCTGCTCTTTTCACACAAAGGCCACCGTTCTATATCTGCGAAGATATCTTCAGCTGTGAATGGCTGGGAACAACTGCGTAAAGGTAAACAGATTACACTCGATACAGCAAGAGACGTCTACAGCTTCATGTCCAGTGGCACACGGGTCAAGCGAGGTTTTAAAAAATTAAGTGGCATTGATGATCAGGATTTGCTAGACATGGCAACATTACAGAACAGTCACGGACTTGTTGTAGGGGATGAACTTATATGGCACAAGGCACTCGATAGACTGCCCGAAGAGTCAAGAGTATACATTACAGCCCTGTTACGCAGAGGTGAGAAGTTTAATGGCGAGCCTCGCATTACAGTATCCACGATACACGGGTCCAAGGGCGGTGAGTCTGAAAATGTTGTGATATTCACCGACTTATCGCCCGCGGCTGACGATGCCATGCGGATTGGTAACGATGACGTACACCGCGTGTTCTATGTCGCCGTTACACGGGCCAAACAAAATCTTTACATCATTGAACCTGATGACAACAACAGGAGCTATCACATATGAAGTATGATGACAATAAACCATATAGAGAAATGATACGGGACAAGTACAAAGAGGTAGGAGACATGATACGAAAACAAGATGAAACGGTAAACCATCCACCACATTATAAGCAGAACGCTGTTGAAGCTATCCATGTCATACAAGCTGGGTTGGGTGCTGGGTTTGCAGATTATCTAAAAGGTAATATAATGAAATATCTTATACGTTATAAACATAAAAACGGTGTAGAGGATTTAAAAAAAGCTCAGTGGTACTTGGCTAAATTAATAGAGGTTGAAAGCGATGTTTAAAGCAATGGCACTTATATGTGCTGCATGGATAGCAAACGGAGAGGCCAAACAAGCGTGTTTCACACATATGTTTGAATGGGAGTTTGAAACAAAACGAGAATGTCAGATTAGACTGCTTCACTATCGGGCAAAAGAATTACCACATTATCACAACATTGTATTAGGCGAATGTATTAAAGTTAACAAACTATAGGACTATTATGACACTACAAATGGCAATGTTTACACCGAAGAGCGAATGGATACCACCTGAGCAACTTCCTGATCTGTCTTCAGCCAAGACGATCGCAATCGACGTCGAGACTAAAGATCCCGATATCAAAGGTAGCGGTCCAGGTTGGCCTACAGGTAATGGAGAGATTGTAGGTTACGCCGTAGCTGTCGATGGCTTTAAATGTTATGTGCCCATCAAACATCTTGGTGGCGGTAATCTTGATGAACGTATCGTCAACAACTGGATGAAGAAGGTCTGCGAAAGCCCCGCTGATAAAATCATGCATAACGCACAATACGATGCGGGTTGGCTACGTCGCACGGGTTTTAAAATCA